GTAGACGCAGTCGTTTGCGTCTTGGTTACGTCTGGTGGTGCGGCTCCAGTAAATAGTCCCATGGTGTGCTCCTTACCGTTTCTTTAGGTAATCTAGTGGTGATTTCAATGCGGGTGGGGGAAGGTCTTTACGACCCTTAGACCGCGCTCTATCACGAATTGAATGCATCATTTCGTATAGTTTATCCGTTCCTGCCTTTGTTGAGCCATTTCCTAGTGCAGAAACCACGTCCGCAGGGAAAACAAACTCACCGTCAGCTAGCATGGCAGGGATGTCATCAGACTGACCATCACCCTCACCAGCTACGTGTTTACCATCACGGAAGTCTTTGCGACCCTTGTGCATAGCAGGCAGTCCACCCTTAGCCGCTAACAGTGGAAGAGCCATGCCGCCTCGAGCCATGAGCGGTTGAACATAACCGCCTTGGGCAAAGTTCTGCTCACCGTCGTCTTTTAGACCAAGGATGTCATCAATGCTTTGAGGTTCTTCACCGTAGTTGTACGTCTTTTTGGCTGGTGGCTCATCACCAACAGCTTTAGCCGCCAAAATAGCCGCTAATCGAGGGTCTACGCCTTGTTGCATTATTTGATCCTTAGCCATGTCTTGGCGAACTTTATTAAATTGTGCCAAGGGGTCTTTAAAGCTGTCCTTGGTCATGTAAGTCTTGAGGAGTTGTTCTTTTAAGAACTCTGTCTTTTTACCTGAGCCACCTTGAGCTGGGGTTCCAGCGGTAAAGGCTGTAGATGTCGGTTTGGATGTTGACACGGTAGTGGTTTTTATGCCAGTCCCTGTACCCGTACCCGTTCCCGTCCCTGTACCAGTGCCCGTACCAGTGCCAGTGCCAGTACCCGTCCCTGTTCCAGTTCCCGTTCCAGTCCCCGTTCCAGTGCCTGTGCCTGTGCCTGTGCCTGTGCCAGTCCCTGTCCCTGTCCCTGTCCCTGTGCCAGTTCCCGTACCCGTGCCAGTACCTGTTCCTGTACCTGTTCCTGTACCTGTTCCCGTGCCAGTCCCAGTACCTGTCCCTGTTCCCGTACCCGTACCCGTACCCGTTCCCGTACCCGTTCCAGTCCCAGTCCCAGTCCCAGTCCCAGTCCCAGTCCCAGTCCCAGTTCCTGTGCCCGTTCCTGTTCCTGTACCTGTACCCGTGCCCGTTCCTGTTCCTGTCCCTGTACCTGTACCTGTACCTACTTCAGTTCCAGTTCCTGTTGACGTACCAGTACCAGTGCTTGTGCCAGTACCTGTTGATCCTGTTAGTGAACGAGTGCCAGTTCCTGTCCCTGTGCTAGTGCTAGTGCTAGAGCTAACATTTGAGCTAAGGCTAGAGCTAATGTTGGAACTAATGTTAGAGCTTACATTTGAGCTAATGTTGGAGGAAACATTGGAGCTAATATTGGAGCTAACATTGGAAGATATATTGGAGCTAACATTAGAGCTAATGTTTGAGCTTGTATTTGAGCTTACATTGGATGCAATGTTTGTCGTACCAGTAAGGCTACGAGTCCCTGAACTAGAACTAGCAAGCGCTTTAGCGGCGGCAATGTCTGCATCACTTACGCCAAATTTAGCTTTAGCTTCAGCAATTGCCGTCTCTGATGGATTAGAAGCTAAAAACGCATTGATGTCGTTGTAGTACTTGTCAAGACCTTGATTAGCTTTTGCGTACTCATAACCCTTGCTAGTTGCTCCTGATGCACTAGAAGACCCAGCAGTCGATGTAGAACCAGCCGCGGCAGAAGAAGAGCCATCAGTGCTAGATGAAGACTTGCTTCCAGAAGCTAACTGAGACGCCGCGTATGCATCAGCATCAGTAGCTCCAGCATTTTTTGAAGCAATAAATGCGGCTAAAGATAAATCAGATGTGCTTGCGTTGGAATTGGATGATGCGTACGCAGAAAACGTGTCAGCAAATGTCTTGTCGCGTTCTTTTATCTCTTCTTCCGTAAGAACAGTTGGCTCTTTTTTAGCTGTAATAACAATTGTGTCAATTGCTTCTTGAGTAGTGGGATCAGCCGCGGCTTGCTTTAACTGGTTGAATTGCTCGTCAGTGACATTGATACCAGCCGCCTTCAAAGACTCCTTTGTTGTGCTTGAGTCTTTGATGAAGTTAACTGTTGCCGCAACAGATTGTGCTTCTTGGTCTGTCGGTTTTTCGCCGTTAGGCCCTTTCATAAACCAAGCGGCTAGAGCAACAGCTCCGTGACCTAGAATATCAAGTGCCAAGGGTATAAAAGCAAGAGCTGTTTGTGTTCCTTCTTGCCCCTGAATGGTCGCCATGGTGTCGGCAAACTTACTGACACTTGCTAGTTGTGTGTCAGATAAATTGTTCAGTGCAGTTGAAAAGTTGCCTGTTGCATCTAGCCCAGATATTGGCTGACCAAAAACACTGCTTGCTCCACTGGTGTACAAAGATTCCAAGTTAGTTAAAGTACCAGCGCTCAAACCAGAGGTTTTGGTAGATGTCCCAGAAGTATCAGTGGTTGTGCCCAAGCCACCAGTGCTCGTTGTTGAGCTTCCTTGGTAGTTTGCAACGTAGTTACCAAACTGTTTACCAGCAGTCAGTGCAAGGTTTAATGCGTTAGCATCGCCTGTCTGCTCAAACCTATTCCAAGCATTCAGCAAGTTTGTAGCACTTGCCGCCATTTTTAAATCGGTGCTCTTTGTGAGGGTACCTGCGGCATCAAGCATTCCAGCAACATTGTTGTTGGCAATTGCATTACCAAGGTTGAGCCAGTTAACACCAGTTTTAAGTTCTGCTGGAACCGTAGCGCCAGCGTAATTCACACCTGCGTTGATTAAGCCAACAAGGTCTTTGTTCTGTACAGCGCTAAGTCCACCAACTACTATTTTTGCGTCGTTCAGTGTGCTTGCATTTTGAGCTAACCAACTGCTGTTATAAAGTGCTTCAGCACCTGCAAGGTCGCCTGCGGCAAGAAGAGACTTAATATCAGCGGTTACGCTTGCAGAGAATCCAGAAGCCGCCGCTAGACCACTGAATGCCGCCGCCATCCAGTTACCGTCCATAGCGGCTTTGGCGGCGTTGTAAGCTTGAATATAAGGAGCCGCGGCAGGGTAAGCAAACGATACAGCCGTCAGAACTAAAGGAAGCGTGCTGTCTCGAAATTCAACCCAATCGCTTTTTGTTCCACTGGTTGTTGGGATAACTAAGCCAGTTCCAGTTGTTTGTAAAGTGTAATTTGTTTGGTGGTTACCAAGCGTTGTACCTTGTAAGTTAACTGCTTGACCAGTTTTAGTGTTGTAGTACTCTATTGAAGTATTACCATTCTCATCTGTGACTTCGCGTTGCTTCAGGTCGGTTAGACTTGTAACGCCTTGAGCGGAAAGCTTGCTGGCAATGTCCCAAAGAACAGCTTCTTTAGATCCTAGACCACCTTCGCTTTGCTCTAAGGCTCCGCCTGTATAAGCACCAGACATACCAGATAAGTTGGCAATTCCGTTGATCTCATTGAACAAAGTCTTGGCAGTACCTGTGGCGGACTCCCACGCGGGAGCTCCCTTGTACATGATCTCACCGTTAGCGTCTTTGATAAGACCTAACATGTCTAAGCGCCATGGTTCCCATGAAGCTAAGGTGCTAGCGGAGACCGCCCCGTAGCCCGGCAACACAAACTTCTTGTCATCACCTGAACCCACGGTAGACAGCGCCGTGCTGATAGATGTGTATGTGCTAGTTCCTGTAGAAACAGATGTACCCGTAGACCCCACCAACACATCAGTGGTTGCCCCTATAGATGTCCCAGTTCCTGTAGAAGTCCCAGTAGATCCGCCTGTAAGCTGATTAGTCAGCACTGACAAGCCAGTTGTTGTATCTGTACCACCAGTTCCCGTGGAAACCGTAGTGCCAGTGGTACCTGTTGCTGTGCTAGTACCAGTTACAGATGAGGCAACTGTTCCAAATATGCCCTGACCACTTAACCAACTCATGGTTGCATCATCTAAACCGTAATAAGCTTTGATTTGCGCAGGCGTTAATCCAGCATTTGCTATGACTCCTGCTGTGCCAGAATAATCTCCAGCTATAAAAGCTGAGTTGATTGCATCGTATGGGTTAGCTACGGCTGTAGTTGAACCAACAGTAGACGTAGCTTGATTTGAAGAACCTGCTGACGCATCAGTTAAACCAGATGTAGCCTGAGTCAGCGCTCCTGTAGTTCCAGAAGTACCATCAACAGCGGCATTACCTGAATTTAAAGTAGACAACCCACTACCAGATGTATCTACGGTTGGGTTGGTGTATATGTTATACGCCTGCTGAATTGCAGGAGTACCAATACCCAAAGAGCTCAAATACTCAACAGCTTGCTGTTGATTAGCGGCGGTGTCACCACCTGCTAACCCTACAAATTCATCGTAGGCGGCGGCAATGTCTTCAGCCGTGCTTGATGATGAAAGATTTTCGTAGCGTGCCATATCAGTTTACAGATGGGTTAACAGCGTTGACAAGAGCTTCAGCCCATTGTTGCCAGTCGTCAAAAATGTAGGGGGCTGGTATCCCCTCGTTGGTGAACACATCAATACCCTTCAAACCAGCTCCCCACTCTTTCCAATCAGTTGTTGACGTAGGAATAGACAAGTTCTGTGCACCATATAGCTCCACCATGAGACACGCCCACGACTCAAACGTATGATACCTCGGGTCGTAAACTAAACCGACATTCAATGGATTAGTAGCCACGTACATCTCCATAATCTGCATCGATCAAGATCTTACCAACTTGGTAAGTTCCGCCAGCTACGTTAGAGACAAACTTCAGGCGAAGCTCACGACGTTGTTCACGAAGGTCAATCTTGTTGGTGTTTGGACTGAACACGAACGGGCCAGCCGTCTTGTCGTCGGACTGCGCAAAGGGTCGTCCAGTCACGTACAGCTCCATGTCACCAGACTGAATGAAGTCAGGTTCTAAGCGCTCCAAGTGAATCCACTTATTGTCGCCAATGGGCGAGGGCTGGGACGGGCCTCCCGACACCCACCCAAGGTCATTCGTCTCAAAGAACGACTCAATCGCCAACACGGTTGTGTTTTGGACTGCATCAGTCCCAATCTCGTGTTGCCACAGAGACACAAAGTTGACCACCTGATTGACCGTAATGATTAACCCCGAACCCACTGGAAGCGACGCTGAAAGGGTGTCACCAACAACGTAGTTCTTACCCTTGCTGAAGATCGTCACAGAGGTAACGATACCTCCAGCTACCACAATGTTAGCTGTAGCACCTGATCCGCTACCACCTGTCAGAGCTTGGTTAGTGTAGGTTCCGTTGGTGTAGGTCGTACCGCCAGCGGTTAACGTAATCGCGTTTACACCACCTACGGCGTTGGTTTCCCATGACGCCCAAGTTGGGTAGTGAAAGACCTGAGAGAAGTAACCAGCAGAACGTCGAGCTCCAAGAGCCTCACCAGCGTCGTACCATACATTCTCACGCACGTTAAAAACGATTGCGTCTGTGCATTCCGTAGCGTTACCACGAGGGTAGAACCACCAAATTTCACCAAAACGTGGAACTTTTGACACCCAAACTTTCTCGCGCTGAGCGTAATTCAAGTTGTCAAAAAAATAGTTTTGATTAAACGTGTTAGGAATTTCTTTTACAACACCGTTGTAGAGCAGGAACCTGTCAACACCACACCAATAATAGATGCCGTCGTACTCAATCACGGACTGAGAAGACAGGATAGACGATTGGGAAGAGATCAAGTCATAGCGCCAATATTGGGCAGGGGTTCCTGTACCACCGATGTAGGACACGCGGATAAGGCTATCAAGGCTCCAAAACAACCCAGAAGGAGCGTTTGAACCACCACGCACTGGTAATCCTTGGACAATCTTTCCAGTGGCTACAGAGACCTCATTAGCGTCTGCTGAGACCCAGTCGTTTGTGTTTCCTGCTGAGCAGTTCTTGATCAGACCGTTGTTACCGTAGACAAACACGTACGGATGGAGCGAAACCACACCACCAGAGACGGAAATGTTGTTGTTAAACGTAATCGTAGAAGCACCAGAAGTCGTTGCGGCGGCAGAAATTACCACATCTTGAATCTGTCCAGCCGTAAAAACCAAACCAGTTGTTGTTCCAGCCGTTGTGGTGATCGCCGCACCTCCAGAAGAGGCGGACAAAGTAAACGTCGTGGCGTAGTTTGTAGCAATGATGTAGTACGTCACGCCAGAGGTAATACCAGTCGCTGTACCAGTGGAAGTTCCAGAAACGGCAACGGTTTGACCGATGTAAAGACCAGTCGTAGATGTGCAAGAGCATTGACCAGCAATACCAGTCACAGCTACAGCATTTAAAACAGGTACTCTTAGGTTGGTCGAGACTACAGTCGTTCCAGAGGGAATACCAGTTCCAGAGATGGATTGACCAGCACCGATCTGGGTGTCCTGTATAGACAAGTATGCTGTCGTGGTGCTGTTCAAATACATCGAGGCTGTAAACACGCCAATGGCGGATAAGCTCGTACCAGTGATGTTTCCACCCAAAACAGGGGTGTTGATGTTGTTGTCAATGAGGTTGAGAGACTGCCCCGGGTGCGCCAACAGCAAGTTATCCCCAGACCCACTCACGTCATAGAACGTATCAAACTGCCACAAGTTATTGTCTGACGCCGTAAAGTTAGACAGCGTCATGTCTGTCACCCCAGCACCCACACCGTTGTTGTCAATAGGAACAACCTGCAAACCCTGAGAGTGCCCATTGAACACGTTGTTGAAGTTCTGCTGTGGGTTGACGTAGATACCGCGGGAAGGGCCCGAAATCCCTGCGGTGATTTGCGTATACCCACCAACCTTGCGAGGGCGTCCGCGCTGGAACCTTACCCAACGACCGTCGTTGTAGCAGTCCGCGTCAAAGGTTGTTCCATCACGCTGGATGCCCGGCTTCGTGTCCAGAGCAAAGACCTTCTTGGTCATTAGAACGTGCCCCCAGAAACACCGCCTGTAAAGTTACCAGTCCCCACAATCGCTAACCCAGAAGCAGACAGCGTAGAGCGCAACACGCCTAAAATTGCAGTGTTAAATTGACCAGCACCTGCGCGATAAACGCCTGTGGTTGCTTCGTTACCAAAGTTCAAGGATGGAGCGCCAACAGTACCGTCAGCCAAACTCAAAGTAGTAACTGCACCAGCCTGAGATGTATTGGCATTGAAGAAGTTAGTTCCGTCACACGCCAAAGTAACCTGTTGACCTGAAGGAATGACCACAGACGTACCAGAACCAGTACCTACGGTTAATGTATAGCTACCAGCAGTCGTGGAGTTCTTGATCACATACAAGTTCACCACAGGTGGGTAAACCACTGTGACGTTACCAGTCAATGTTCCTGTGTAGGTCTGAATAGTGTTTGTAGCTTCACTTGAAGTTAAAGTGTAAGACCCTGTAACTACAGCTTTGACCAAAGAAGTGTAGAAGAACTGGTTGCTGACACCGTAACCTACAGTCAGATACGTAGCTCCAGTGCTGACAATAAAAGCTGACTCGTTAGGCGCAAAGGTCTTTGTAGACTGTCCGTCAATGTTGTCAGCGGCGGAGATTACCATGGAACCAGTTCCGCTGTTCTTGAACAACGTAAACCAGTTGTTTCCTAAAGTTGAAGCGGCTGGCAGTGTGTAAGTACCTGCTCCGCCGTCCCACACAGAAGTCTGAGCACGATTGGTGGTGGCAAAGGTTCCAGCGTTAACCAAGGTTAATGCAGGATGACTTTGATTCAGCGTTGCACCACTGGCAACCAAACCGTAGCCTGCCAATGTAGCGGCATCAGCAGAGGATGTTCCAGTGCCAAAGGAAATGTTACCCCATGTGCCAGTTGTCGTGGGGTTAGCTGTGATGTAGACGTACTTGGACTCACCAGCGGCAACAGAGATGATCGTGTTGGTGCCTTCGTAGTCCTTAACCGTAAAGGTGTTAGATCCAACATTGCGAATCAGAGCGTCATTACCCACAGAGCTTTGGTTAGCAGGGGGCATGTACAAGCTCAAACTTGTAGTTGTAGCCGTAACCTGCATGATGCGAGCGGCGTAGTCGTCTGTGGCGTTCCCGTTGATGGGCCATTGCAACTGCGTATTAGCGCTCAGCGTAACAGCGCGATAAGAAACGTCCGTCGGTTGAATGACGTTACCTGTAAATGGTGAGTTGTAGCTCATGTTAGTCCTTAACTGTCAGCGGCAATCGCTTGACGATCTGCAATTCGCAACTTGTCTTCAGTCATCAAGGTCTGCATGATCGCTTGATACTGCGCCTGCCACATGGGTACGCGGTCATCGTTCTTGAGAAAGGGCATAGCTTGTAGGAGCGTTCCGTACAGCAGTGCTTGAGGAGCGTAGGTGGTAAACCAATTGCTCTGGTTTGAGCTGTCCAAAGGTTGAACGCGCTCGTAGTACAGAACCTCAAAAACGTAGTCAGCCGCAGGGGTAGGAGCTACCATCCAGTGGGTGTAGTCGTAGTCGCAGTAGAACTTTGGGACGTCTGTGGAGGTGGGGTTAGGCCAGTACTCGCGCAGATACTCATACTTACGAAGCAGAACTGGCTGGCGCGAACCAGCTACTGTCACGTTCATTGAGACTGTCTTGTGCCAACGAGCTGGTTTGTCAATGACATTAGAGCTAGTCGTCATGGTGCTGGTGTTAACCGTAAGGTTGCCCAAGAACTTGATCTCAGCGGCAATAACCTGCTCAGCAAGCATGATGAAAAGGGGGATCTTGTCCAGCGTAGCGGCGTCTGTACGCTCCAAATAAGATTGGACATTCTCGACCAAACTGTCATAGGTCATAACACTTGCGGTCGTCATGCGTTCACCTCGTAGATTCGTTGGGACATTTTAGTATGCCTTTTAACTTGTGACAAGGTTACTTGCGAGCAACCCCGTTGGACTTCTCGTATGACCTCATGGCTCCCAAACCGAGCATCCCAAGCATGACCTGCATGGTCAAGTTGCTGTCAATGACTGGGAATGAACCGTTGTACATGAAAACCGTGGTGGCTACAAAGCGGCAAATTGGCTCTATGAGCGCTGAATAGATAAAAGCAATGCCACAGCCCCAACCGATAAATGGACGCCACCCAGAGACGAAGAAACTACTGCTCTTGGCTTCCTCGGTGTTGACGGCGATCTGAGCCATGTCGCCAGCCATGTCCAGCTTCTTCTCTTCAAGATCAAGTTTTCGTTGCTCGATCTCCATCTCCATGCGCTCTTTGTCGGTGGTGATTAGGTCGCCTGCAACCTTGCCCACGGCTTCAATGATAGAGCTAACGCCTAGTAAACTCATGCTAGACCTTTCAATGTTCGGTTAAGCCAACCAAGTAAGAACTTGGACTGCGCCCTGTTTTTGTTGCAAATTTCAGCATAACGCGCCATCTTTGCCAAAGCGTATGCCTGTTTGAACTGCTGTCCGTCAGTAACTGCGTTGAGCTTTTCGATGGTTTTGGCACCAATCCCGCCGTCAGGGGTGGCTCCAACGGTTAGTTGAGCCAACTTAATAGCCATGCCCATGCCAGAATTGACACCAAAGTTAAAAATGGTGTTGGCAATTTCTTGGTTTGCAATCTCATTACCACGCATCTTGTCCCAGAACTCTGTGCGGTAGAACTCACGCACCATTCCAGTCAAAGAGCCACCAAACTCCTTCTTGTCCACCAATGCCCAGCCAGACCATTGTGGGTTCTTGTTCCGAGCAATACCCGCATAGGTAGATCCACCTGTATCTCCTTCGACGTTGTGTAGGACGTAGCCGCCCTCGTCGGTAATCATTTGCTCAAAAGCTGGTTCAAACTGTGCCATGTTATTTAGCCATTTCAGTTGATGCTAGGTTAATACGAGTCTTAACAGCGCCAAGGTCTTGTGGTTCTTTGGTAAAGCCTACAGAGATGTATCCTTCAAATGCACCCATTTCAGGAGGAATAGAGCCACGGCAGATGTAGTTCACGCCCTGTTTCTCTTCCCAGTCCGATGTTTTTCCAGAGGCAACCAGCTTGTCGCAATGCACCTCTCCATTCATCATGGCAATGACGGCGGCATTACGGGTAGCATCTTTGCCAAACAGAGTGGAGTTGTAACCATCAAGAGTAGTGTCTCGACCCTTTGGGCCATACGAAAGTAGCGTGACCCTGCTGTTTACAACAAG